AGTGTGGGGCTTCGGCCCCATACTTAAAATAAACTAGGAGATAAAATTATGGCAGGCGGCGGATCATTTTCAAGCGATCAAAAGTTTACCACTCTAACAGCAGATGGTAGATTTAAAACTATAACAGGTGGTTCTACAAATTTAGGACCATGTAGAGTAACTTATATTCAAGCTGCTGGAGTAGCTAGTTCTACAGTTAAACTACATGATGGATCAGATGGTACAGGTTCTTTAGAATTTCAAACAAGTTTTGGAACAGAAGGTTGTGATGTTTTTGTTCCTGGTTCTGGCATAAGATTTAAAAATGGAGTGTATTTAGATTTAACTAATACAACTTCTGTAACAATAGGATACACAGGATAATGAAATCAGACGTAAAAGCAATTAGAAAAACAGATGCTACATCAGTCTTTGGAGGTAGAACAAGATTAAGAGGAATTATTCTTGCTTCAACTGGATCAGCAGGTTCAGTAACTTTACAAGACGGTAATTCTGTTACACAGTTTCAAGTAGACGTTCCAGCTGGTGATGTTTTTTCATATAATTTAGCAGAAGATGGTATTTTGTTTGAAGGCGGTATGACTATATCAGCAATTTCAAACGCTACTGCAACAATTATATTGGACAAGTAAGGAGACTAAATGGCTAATACTACTTCAGGAACGACAACGTTCGACAAAACATTTGCTATTGATGAGATCATAGAAGAAGCTTATGAACGAATTGGTATGCAAGGCGTATCTGGTAATCAGTTACGTATGGCAAGAAGATCTCTTAATATTATGTTTCAAGAGTGGGGTAATAGAGGACTTCACTATTGGGAAGTAGCAAACAATTCAATTACATTAGTTGACGGTCAAGCAGAATATACAATGTTTAGATCAACAAGTGACGGCACTTCTGATGCTACTGCTGTATACGGTGTTGATGATGTATTAGAAGCTGTATATAGAAATGCTTCAAGTGTTGATTCACCTCTTACAAAAATAAACAGATCTACATATCAAGGTCTCTCAAATAAAACATCTGAAGGAACACCTTCACAATATTTTGTACAAAGATTTATAGATAAAGTTACCATTACTTTATATCTAACACCTGGTTCAACAGAAGCAGGTAATACAATTAATTATTACTATGTAAAAAGAATTCAAGATGTAGGGAATTATACTAACGCAACAGATGTACCATATAGATTTGTTCCATGTATGGCATCAGGTTTAGCTTATTATTTATCACAAAAATTTAAACCTGAAATGACACAACAAATGAAATTATTTTATGAAGATGAATTACAAAGAGCCTTAGCGGAGGACGGCTCATCATCTAGTTCTTACATAACACCAAAAACTTATTATCCAAATGTCTAATTTTTCAAAAGGTAAACACGCACAATTTATATCAGATCGATCTGGTATGGCTTTTCCATATAAAGAAATGGTTAAAGAATGGAATGGTTCTAGAGTTCACATATCAGAGTTTGAACCTAAACAACCACAATTACAACCAAAACCACATGGAGCTGATCCACAAGGTTTACCAATGGCAAAACCAGATAGAACAGAGCCAGCAACAGAAAATATGTTACCAGGAAACCCTTTTAACATTACATCTGGAAGTACAACAATAACAGTTACAGAGCCTAGTCATGGAAGATCTTCAGGAAATACTGTTGTTTTTAGAAATGTAGATGG